AGAGGTTCAGCAATAGGAAAAGCTATGGCAATAGGTCAAGCCACAATTTCAGGGATTCAGGGGGTGCAAAACACTTTTGCAACAGCAAATCTAAGTCCTATTACCGCAGTATTCCCTGCCTATCCTTATATTCAAGCCTCCATTTCTGGAATATTTAGTGCATTACAAATTAGAAAAATAGCATCTACTAAAGCAGATGGCAAAGGCGCAACACCAAGTCCAACAGTTAGTGGTGGTGGTGGTGCTGCCCCTATAACCCCATCATTACCTCCTGCATTTAATACTGTTGGAGCAAGTAATACAAATCAATTAGCTTCTGCAATAAGTGGTCAAGCACCTGCTAGAGCATACGTAGTAAGCAATGATGTTACTACTGCACAAGGATTAGAAAGAAATATTGTTGAAGGAGCAACGATATAAATACAAAATTAAATTTTAAATACGTTATATTATTATGAGAATTATTGAATTAATCTTAGATGAAGAAGAAGAAGACGCAGGAATTGAAGCAATAAGCATAGTAGAATCTCCTGCAATAGAGGAGGATTTTATTGCTTTAAATTCTAAAGAAATTAAACTTGCTGAAATCTCAAAAGATAAAAAATTATTAATGGGTGCTTTGCTTGTTCCTAATAAACCAATATATAGAAAGTCAGGAGAGGATGAGTATTATATATATTTCTCAAAAGATACTATATCAAAAGCATCTCAATTATATTTAAAAAATGGTAATCAAAACAATTCGACTTTAGAACATCAACATTCTTTAAGTGGATTAACACTTGTAGAATCGTGGATAGTAGAAGATAAAGAAAAAGATAAAAGTCGTCTATATAATTTAAATGTTCCTGTAGGAACTTGGATGGGCACTGTAAAAGTGAACAACGATGAAGTATGGAACGAATACGTTAAGACAAATAAAGTTAAGGGTTTCAGTATCGAAGGATATTTTGCTGATAAAATGGAATCTCCTAAAGAGTCGGTGGAAGAAAAAATGGAGACTGAAAATAATAAATTACTTAAATCGATAAAAGAAATCCTTAATGCCAATTAGAAAAATTAGAAGAAATATAGGACCTGGAAGTCAAGGGTATATTCCTGCTCGTAGTTCTCAAAATGGAGGGCGAAAGGCTTGTTTATGTCCTAACGAAAATACTTATGCACGTGAATGTTGTGATGGTTCTATATGGGCTCAAGGCATTGGTGTAATAACTAGAATAAGTTGAAAATACAAAATTTAAAATTAATCACGTTATATAAATAATTATGAAATCTACTGAAATGTTAAACCAAATCAAGACACTTTTAAATATAGAAGTAAAACTTGAAGAAATGAAATTAGAAAACGGTACAAGAGTTGAAGCTGAATCTTTTGAAAAAGGAAAAGAAGTTTTTATCCTTACAGATGATGAGCGTGTTGCTTTACCTGTAGGGGAATATATTCTTGAAGACTCAAGATTATTAGTTGTAGAAGAAGAAGGAATTATTGGTGATGTTAGAGAAGTATCTGACGAAGTGCCAGAAAAAGAAGATGAAGAAATTACTTCTGACTTAGAAGAAAAAGAAGCAGAGGTTGGAGATTGGGCAGGAATGGAAAAAAGAATCCAGAACCTTGAAGATGCAATCGCAGACTTAAAAGGTGATAAAGAAAGTAAAATGGAAGAAGACCTTGAAGAAGAAGTTGAAGGAGTTTTAAAATCAAGAACAGTAAAAGAAGAATTTACTGAAGTTGAAGAAAAAGTAAAAGAAGAATTATCTCAACCATCTTCACAACCAATTAAACATAGTCCAGAATCTAAAAAATCAGAAAAGCCAAGAGGATTTTTATATTCTCAAAATAGAACAGGAACAGCTTTAGATAGAGTTTTATCAAGATTAAACAAATAATTAATAAATAAATTTAAAAAAATGAGTACGTACAAATATTTATCAAATGATGAAGTCCGCAACCAAGTTGCACAATCTTATTATACTGCTACAGGAGACATTTCTGAAGCAGAGTTAGGGAATGACCACAATGTAGCAACAGATGCTTTAACCATCGGTCTACCTTTAATCACATCAGGAAACTTAGGTTGCACTGTTTTCTTTAGAAATACAGGTGCAGACGCTAACAATACAGTTGCAATTTCACCAAATGCTGCTAATAAAATAATTGGGTCAATTACTTTAGCTGCTTCAGTCGTTGCATCAGGTGGTGTTTTAGATAAAGATTTTATCAATACAAAAGCAACATCTTTAAAAGGTGATTGGTGTCTTTTAAGAGCAGTTTCATTGACTGAATGGTATATAATTGGAGCACAAGGAATTTGGGCATCAGAAGCATAATAATTAATTAAATAAAAAATAAAAAAATGAGTAATTTAAAAAAAGTAAATCTTGCGACTGCGGTAAACATCACGACTACTTACGCAGGTGAATTTGCAGGTGATTATATCGCTGCTGCTTTACTAAGTGCAAGTACTATCAATGATGGTGGTTTAACTGTAAAAGCAAATATTGGGTATAAAGAAGTAATTAAAAAATTAGCTACAAGTGGATTAGTACAGGCTGCAACTTGTGATTTTGACCCAACATCAAATATTACATTAACTGAAAGAATTATACAACCAACTGAATTACAAGTTAATTTACAACTTTGTAAAAAAGACTTCGTAAATGACTGGGAAAGTCAGCAAATGGGATTTGGATTAAGTCAATCACTTCCTCCAAAATTTTCTGATTTCTTAATTGCTCACGTTGCTGCTGAAGTTGCACAATCTACAGAATTAAATATATGGCAAGGTGATACTGCTGCAGTTTCTAATAATTCATTTGATGGATTTGAGAAACTAATTGCTGCTGCTGCTGCTGCAGGGGATATTCCTGCAGGTCAACAAATTGCTGCTGCTGCTGTAACTGCTGCTAATGTCGTTGCTCAATTACATTTAGTTGTAGATGCTATTCCAGATGCTCTTTATGGAAAAGATGGATTAAGAATCTATGTACCAAGTTCAATCGCTAAATTCTATGTACAAGCGTTAGGTGGATTCTCTGTTGCTGCTACTGCAAATTCAGGGGTTGATGCTAAAGGTACACAATGGTGGAACAATGGTTCTTTAACTGTTGATGGAGTACAAATCTTTGTTTGTCCAGGAATGAGCGACAATACAATGTATGCTGCCGAAGTTAGTAACCTGTACTTTGGAACTGGTTTATTAAATAATAACCAAGAAATTAGAGTACTTGATATGGTAGATTTAGATGGAAGCGATAATGTAAGAATGATTATGAGATTTACATCAGGAGTTCAGTTCGGAATTGCTTCTGACATCGTTGAATACGCTTAATATTAACTAAAATTAGGGTAAGTGGGATGAAACTTACTTGCCCTTATTTATAAATAAAATAAATAACTATGGCTTGTACATTATCAACAGGGAGAACAGTACCTTGTAAATCAGCCTTCGGTGGCATAAAAACCGTATATTTTGCAGATTTCGGAGCATTAACTGCTGTAACTATCGATGCAACAACTAAACAAGTAACTGCTTTAACAGGCAGTCCAACTTGGTATGAATATGATGTAAAAGGAAATTCATCTCTTGAAACTACTGTAACAAGTTCAAGAGAAAATGGAACAACTTTTTATACTCAAACTTTAAATTTAACTTTAACTTATTTAGATGCAAAAACTCAAGCAGAAATTCAAGTGCTTGCAGTTTCGAGACCATATATTGTAGTTGAAGATTATTATGGAAATCAATTCTTATGTGGCTTTGAAAATGGATGTGAACTTATGAGTGGAACTTCTGTTACAGGAGCTGCTGCAGGAGACCTTTCAGGCTTCACAATGGTGTTTGAAGGAATGGAGGAAACAGCACCATATTTCTTAAATGCTGGATTAGTAACAGGGGCGGTTACACAAATAGACCCTACTGCATAATCATATATTATATATTTAAAATTAAGCACTCTTATGGGGTGCTTTTTTTTTACCTTTATGTTTGTACAAAATAACTTATTTAATACGTTATATAAGTAATGATTGTTTTTACAACTGCTGCAACAGCACAAACGTTTAATATTATACCACGAACTTATGAGAGTGAGTTTACTATGTCAATTACTGATGACAGTACTAACATTCCAGTATATTATGACATTACAACAGCAACAACTGATGTAAATTATCTTACATTTAATCAAATATTTAATCCTGTATTAATTGAAGGACATTTTTATGATATTAGATTATATTCTGATTATAATTATTGGAATACAAATTATCAACTATGGGAAAATGATAATAGCTTTTGGAATATAGATAGAACAACAGATGCAACATTATTCAGGGATAGAATTTTCTGTACAGACCAAGAAATTGACCAAATAGAAGACGAATATTATAATATGAATTTAGGAGTTTATCAGACATTCGACTCTGACGGTAATACATATAAGGTTTTTTAATTATGAGAAAAAATATAAAAAGAGATAATCAAGGAAGGTTTGCTAAGAACAGGTCAGAATTTAGTTTTGTTAATTTAGCAACTTATACAAGTCCAGAAATTGTTGAAATTAAAAACAGAGATTGGGTTCAGTATGGTGCTGATAATAATTATTTTCAATTTCTTATAGACCGATACAATGGTTCTCCTACAAATAATGCTGCAATTAATGGAATTTCACAAGCAATTTATGGAAAAGGCTTAAATGCTACAGATTCAAGCAGTAAACCAAATGAATATGCACAAATGATTACACTTTTAAAGCCTGATATGGTTCAAAAAGTTTGTTATGATTTAAAATTAATGGGTCAAGCTGCTATACAAGTAATTTATAATAAAGGAAGAACTAAAATTGCAATGTGTGAACATTTTCCTATTGAAACATTAAGAGCAGAAAAAGCAAATGATGATGGAGATATAGAAGGATATTATTATTGGAATGATTGGACTACTATAAAGCCTTCAGATAAACCATTACGTATCCCTGCTTATGGTACAAGCAAAGAAGGAATTGAGATTTATTATATTAAACCTTACAAGGCAGGATTTTATTATTATTCTCCTGTAGATTATCAAGGAGGATTACAATATGCTGAACTTGAGGAGGAGATTAGCAACTACCACTTAAATAATATAATGAATGGTCTGGCACCGTCAATGCTTATTAACTTTAACAATGGAACTCCAAATCAAGAACAAAGAGAATTAATAGAACAAAGAATAGCACAGAAATTTTCTGGTTCCAGTAATGCAGGGAAATTCATACTTGCGTTTAACGATAATAAAGAAAGTCAAGCAGAAATTACTCCTGTTCAATTAAGTGATGCTCATTCGCAATATCAATTTTTAAGTGATGAATCTACAAGAAAAATATTAGTAGCACATAGAGTTGTAAGCCCTATGCTATTAGGTATTAAAGATTCAACAGGATTAGGAAACAATGCTGATGAGATTAAAACAGCATCTTTGTTAATGGATAACACAGTTATAAGACCGTTTCAGGAGCTTTTAATAGGTTGCTTTGATAAACTACTTGCTTACAACGATATCGCCTTAAAACTATACTTTATAACCTTACAGCCACTAGAATTTACTGAAGTTGATACTGAAATACAAAATGATGAAGATATTGAGGAAGAAACTGGAGTTGAAATGGAAAAATTATGTGATGTTAGTTTATCCAAAGAAAATGATGATAAAATAGCGCAAGAATTAATCTCTTTAGGTGAAGATATAGATTTAGATACTTGGGAAGTCATTGATGAAATAGATGTTGATTATGAAAATGAAGATAAATATGATGCTATTGTTGATGTTTTAAATTCTGAAAATGAAAAAAAAGCCACTACACTTAGTAAAATAATAAACTTAGTTAGTACAGGTAGAGCCTTTCCAAATGCAAGAAGCAGTCAAGATGAAAAAATAAAAGAAAATTATTTTAAAGTTCGTTATTATTATTTTCCTAAAAATAATGCAGGTGGTGAAACAAAAAGTCCAAGAAAATTTTGTGTAGCTATGGTAAGTGCAAATAAATTATATAGAAAGGAAGATATAATTAGAATGACTAATAGACCTGTAAATGCAGGATGGGGACCTAAAGGTGATTCTGAAACTTATTCAATTTGGAAGTACAAAGGCGGTGGTAATTGTCATCATTCTTGGAGAAGGGTTACGTTTAAAAGTAAAGATGCAAATATAAATGTTAAAACATCTAAAGATATAATTGGAACAAGAGCAGCCGAAATTGATGGTTATAAAGTAAGAAATGATTGGCAAGTTTCTATTCAACCCAGAAGTATGGATTACCGTGGATTTATGCCTGACAACCCTTGGTATAAAAAAGATGGAAGTTTAATAAATCCAAAAAATAAATAATTATGGCAACACCACTTTTTATAAATAGAACCGACCTTGTTCGCAATAGTATCATTGATGGTAATGTTGATACAAATAAATTTATATACTTCATTCGTATTTCTCAAACTATACACATACAAAACTATTTAGGTACAGATTTATATCAAGAATTTGAAGGAATGATAACAGCAGGAACATTAACAGTAGCGGCAAATCCAAATCATTATAATTTAATGGTAGATTATATTCAACCAATGTTAATATGGTATGCTCAAGTTGATTATATCCCCTTTGCAGCGTACCAAATAAAAAATGGAGGTGTATTTAAGCATACTTCTGAAAATAGCGAAAGTGCTACAAAAGAGGAATTAGATTATTTAGTAGCAAAAGCTAGAGAATATGCAGAATATTATTCAAGAAGATTTATAGATTATATGAATTTTAATCAAGCAACTTTTCCTACATATTATTCTAATACTAATGACGATATCGACCCAAGTCAAGACGCAATTTTTAATGGATGGGTATTATGAGATATAAACCAAAAGAAAAAAATG